AGTCCAAACTGAGATAGATGATTGTTATAAATCTGCTGCTGCTATGATCATGTTTAACATACTTGCAGAGAAAGCACAACTTACTAAACTTAGTGGAGATGTTGACCTAGATAACCCTGGGCAACGGCAACCTCTTTCAGATGAAGAATAGAATCTTTTGTTATCTTATCTCCATTTATCCAATCAAAGTTGTATACACACCAGCCATCCTGACTCTCATCATTACCAGATGATATTAAACTAAGTCCTGGTAATAAGTCTAATACATAGTAATAATAGTCATAACCATTTTGACTCTCACTATCTGAGACTTCTACTCTATCAAAGCCTAAGTTAATTAATTCTTGTTCTGTCATTTTTCTGCCATTGTTTGTAAAAACACAGTATGATTCAATACATCAAATGCATATGTGTACTCTAGTTCAGCATATGCTTTGTTTTCTTTTGAATATATTCCATGTTCTTTAATTCTTAAATTCCTAAGATTCTCTATAGTTAATGTAACCATAGTAAGATTATCTTTATCCTCTGACTTCATCATTTCCACTACATTTTGTACCTCTGTTGTTGTAATATAATCATACTTCTTTAACAACATTAACTCAGCCATATATACAAAAGGCCGGAACTCATCTTTCTTAGTTCCTTTATGATACATATACCACAGATAGTTTAGATTACCATCTACACCATCTGTTATATTATAATGTTCTTCAGCAATTGCTGCAACTAGTTTTTTAATTTCTTGTGCTTCCATTCTAAAATATATATCTAATAGTGTTCCAGGGAATAATGGCATCATGTAACTCTGTAAATTGTTTAATGTAATGTGATTTACATCCCTGTGCATACCTAATGTTCTTTCCTCCATACTGGGATTCTTTGGATTCCTGTATGCTGGGTGTCCAAAGTAATTCTTCACCCATGATCTTATTTTTCTCATTGTACTCATGTTTATCTTTGTTATGTGTAAGAAATATTACTTCAGCTTTACAACCGTCAAATGCAAGATTTTCTGGTACACCATTCCTTGTGTGTGCATGCCAGTTTATTCTCTCAAAGAGTTCTTTATAATCATCCAACCACCCGTCATATACAACTACAGGACTAAAGTTTAAATGTACTTCATAATTTACCATACTAAATAAAGTTACTGCACTTAATCTCTCTTCTATTGTACTTGTGTTAGGTTCTAATATTTGCCTAATCTTTTCAGGCATAAGACTAAATCTAATTCTAATCTTATACTCTGGATTAAACTGAAGCAAATCAGTATTTACATACTTAGTAGCAAATGAACCCATAGCAAGTGGATGGTCTCTAAAGAACTTAAAGATTGCTTTCCAGTCATGATACTTAGCATGCAAAGCAAAGTCTTCATTACAAGAGATATCATAAGTAATATAATCTGGATGTGTTTGATTAGGTTTTTCTACATCAGCAAACCAAACATGTGAATTAATCTCTGTCAGGATATCCATAGTATTTGTTGCTACAGACAGTCCTTCTGGCTTATGTCTTTTCATGTAGCAATAACTACAGTTATACAAACAGCCAAAACCAAAAGAAGGAGCAATGAAATCAGTGCTCCTTCCACTTGGTCTTATTTTAAATGTTTTCCGCGTGACTTTTTCTATCACCTTCTTTTAAAGTTGATATAAGCACTTGCGTTCTTGTTAGAATCAAATAGTTTTACATTCCCAGCTTGGTCTCTAACAAATGTCCATTTAGTAAAGAAGAATAAGAACTTGCCCTTTTCTTGCACTGCAAACTTAGTTCCGGTATGCTCATTCTCTTTTACAATTAATACTCTGTGTCCCTTCCTTTCCTCTCCTTTTCTTAAAATAATCATATGTATTGGTTTATTTAGTTACTTCTCTAGATTTATGTTGTGATCACTCAGTATCTCATGAAACTTATCTCTAATTCTCTCAACCATCTTCCACTCTTCCTCACTAAGTTCTTCATACTTCCATAGTTTTCTAAGATCTTGAGAGATATCCCATAGAGCTGCATACATAGCATCAGCCCGGATAGCATTCTCCCATTCATATTTGTCTTCCAGTAGGTCAAAGGTTAGTTGTGCTTTCATAGTTTTTCAATTTCTTGTTTAACTTCTTCCCAATAGTCATAAAATGTATCCGCATCTTCTTCTAGAATAGGTAAGTCCATTTCTAATATTTCATTAACTGTTATTAGTGCACATTGTTTAGAATTATATTCATCAGTAATGTAACCATCCACATCATCCCATTGCTGTGTTGGGGCAACAAACTTTCTAAATAGTTCTTTAGCTTTTTCTTTTGCTTTCATCTTATTCTGATTTAAAGGTTTCGTTGTAGTATTGTTCTCCGTCATCTTTTATTTCATCACAATTAGGGTCATAATAATATGCCTCAACTATCTGCTCCTTCTCCATTGCTTTGGCTTTGTCATAAAAAACTTTAGGAACATTAAAACCCTCTAGTATTAATTCATCAACCAACCACTCTACTGCTGTTTGTTGTTTTTCTGTTTTCATTGTTCTTGTTGTTTAAGTGATACCTTTTGACCCATAAATCTAAAATCTTTTAATTTATCATCAATTGATATATTCCAAATTCTTTTTGCTGAATCTAAAATATCAGCTTCTAAATAATTGCTATCAATTTGCAAAGTAACATTTTCTGGGATTTCTATAAAATTGCCTTGCAATAAATGAATGAACTCCATTAATTCCATTTGACTATCAATTCTTTTTGTTGTCATTGTTCTTGTTTTTTATAGGTTAATAGTAAAAACTCCGCAGTTAATCCCGTTTCTCTACTTTTTTCTACAATTTTAATTACATCTTCTTCACTATAACCGCTCTGCTCCTTCTCCATTGCTTTGGCTTTGTCATAAAAAACTTTAGGAACATTAAAACCCTCTAGTATTAATTCATCAACCAACCACTCTACTGCTGTTTGTTTCATCTTATTTTATTTATTTGTGCACTAAATAGCACTATATTATAAATTTCTTGGTTTCTCTTATGTACTTGAATCATATAGTGCATCTTAAGGCACTATTATTTGTTCTGCCGTTTGTTTCATAGCTTATAGGTTTAAAATTTATCTATTCTTTTGGTCTTATAGGTTAACACTATTCTGGTAGAGATATACCCATAATATCATTTAGCTGTTTCCATACAGCCTCAGCATTATCTCCCCAGTAAAAATCACATGTAAAACTTGTATCAGTTTTATCATATGGTGGCTCTAGGAAATATGCTTGCCAATGATCATTAGGTTTAGCAGTAAATCTTTTACACTTTTCTTTTACTGGACATTCAAATCCATGGCACATTGTTATATCACTCATTTTTTTCTTCTAAATTACTACTTTTTCTTGAATCTCTATAATCAATAATAAATCCAATTGCAACTATAATGTTCATTCCCAGTGACATAAGTATCTCATGAATGTCCTCATACACATTTACTGAGAGATGTATATGCCCCACCATCCAAAATGGTATGGACAAGTTTTGGCTTATCCATACCAATAGATATTTTATAAAGTGTTTCACGGATTACTTATAGAATTGTATGCTGCAGTACTACCTGTCATTTTAAATTCATAGATTTCTGTATCACATGTAGTATCATTAACTCTTATTCTTACAGATGATGCAGCTTTAAAATCAGCTAAAAAACTTAAATCTGAATTAAGATCATCTACCATAAATAAGGTTTTACGGTTCTCAGATGTTCTGCCTGTAACACTGTATTTTTTGTACTCTCCATTTACTAAAAATGAAATATCTACAGTAACAGACTCATCACATACATACACCCCACCAATATAGAATGCAATACCCTTGTAGTTTTCAAGTTTCAAAAACTCACTCTGACCATCTTCAGTGTATGCAATTTTATAAGGAGTATCAAATCCATTATCAATCTTCTCAACTACCCACTGTGATAATGCACTAAAACTAAATAAACTAATACTTGCTAATACTAATAATCTTTTCATTTTTTTGGTTTTTTAATTGTTTGCTTCTCTTCTGATGGATTCTCCTTCAGAATCTTTTGTAGTCTCTCCCAGATCTTCTTGTTTATTAAGTTGTAATCTGGCTCTTTCTTGCGCTCTTTCATATTCTTTCCAATGATAAATGTTTAAATCTCTCATTTTTAAAAAGTCCTGAATGGTCATCTCTTCTGGTATACCATCATTTGCATTCATTATCTGAATATAGATCTCTTTCATTCTTCCCATACTCTTTAAATATTTTAATTAATTCTT